TTATGTCTTTATGAAAGTGCTAACTTCTTATGAAATAGGAAAAAAGTTAATGAGAGAAGATATAAAAAGAAAAATATATAAGAGTGAGTATTTTCATAAAGACATAAAGACAAGCCAGTGTTTATGCGGATTGTCAGAACATTTCATAAAGACAGCAGATGAGACATTCATCATGACAAATGAAACGGAGGTTAGGTAAATGACAGCAAAGGAATATCTAAGGCAGATCGGAACGCTGGACGCTAAGATCAACCGGAGGATGAAACAGGTGGAGGAGCTGAAGGCTCTGGCCACCAGCACAGGATCACTGACACCAGGAGACAAGGTGCAGTCATCTCCATCCGGAGATAAGATGTCCGGCATTGTGATCAAGTGGATTGATATGGAGCATGAGGTCACTGCAATGATTGATGAGCTTGTGGATCTGAAGAACCAGATCATAGGTGAGATCCATCAGCTGGATGATGTGAGATACATCCGGATCCTGGAGATGAGATACATTGATCAGGAAACCTTTGAGCAGATAGCAGTGACAATGCACATGGACATCCGTCACATCTTCCGGCTGCACGGATATGCTCTGCAGGAATTCGCTCAGAGGATCCTGTCATAGAATGTCATAAGTGATCTGTGATATATTGTAGGATGGAACAGACAGAGAGACACGGAGCTCTCTGTCTTTTCTTATGCAGGTGAATGTTATGAAGACTGAGACATGGATCAGGGAACTGATAGAGAAGGATGAGCTGTGGAAGTTCTATAAATCTAAGGAGTGGATCCGGCTGAAGACATCGGTGCTGAAGGCAGCACACTATGAATGTCAGGAGTGCAGAGCACAGGGGAAGATCACACGCTATGACATAGACAGTGAAGGGAATAAGAGACTGCTGTCTACTGTCCATCATGTGATGCATGTGAGAGATCATCCGGAGCTGGCACTGAGCCGGACCTATTCCATTGGTGGAGAGATCCATCAGAACCTGGTACCAGTTTGCAAGGCATGTCATAACAAGCTGCATCCGGAGAAGAGGAAACACTGTCACACTCATGGGAAGACAGACAGCTTCACGAATGAGGAGAGATGGTGATACCCCCGGCTCCCCTATACCCCATTCATTCGGGGAGGCTGACAACGGAAAGGGGGCAAGACAAAAGATCTCTGCTCACGTGCGTGAGATTTTTTTAGAGGAGTGAGTGAATGACTGAGACTGAGAGGATCAAAAGGACAAAAGAATATAGGCAGATCCGGGACTCTCTCATTGATCAGCTGGAGAGATCTGGCAATGACACACCATACTTCCTTAACCTGGTGGAGGACTATATGTCCATGTACGTGAATAAGGAACTGTGCAAAAGTGACATTTCTGAGCGTGGGCTTAATATAACCAGTGTTGGATCCACCGGCCAGCTGGTTACAAAGAAGAATGACTCTATTGATACGTCACTGAAGATAAACCAGCAGATGATCAAGCTCCTGGATATGCTAGGTATCAAGCCGGAGACCGGCTATGAGGATGACGAAGATCTCTAATCTTCCGGAGGAAGTCAGAGAATGGATAGATATTGTTGAACAGGAAAAATATAAGTGCTGTGAGGAGCAGCATCTCCTGGTGGAGCATGTACAGCACTGCTTCCAGACTGAGGACATCTATGTAGATGAGGATCAGCTCCGGAAATATATGAGCATGTGTGAGAAGTATCTTCCATTCCCATTATTTTCATGGCAGAAGTTTGTCATTGCTTTGCATGACTGCTGCTATTGGAAGAATACTGGGCAGCCACGGTGGCCGGATCTGTTCTGTGAGCTGGGACGTGGAGCCGGCAAGGACGGCACCATTGCTGTGGAGAGCTTCCTGCTCACCAGTCCCTACAATGGGATCCGTGAGTATGACGTGGACATCTGTGCCAACAATGAGGAGCAAGCAGTCAGACCGGCACAGGATCTGATCAGCTTCTTTGAGGTGCCGGCCATCACAAAGAAGATCCAGAAGTTCTATCACTGGACAAAGGAGAAGATCATCTCTAAGAAGACCAGATCCGTGATCAAGGGAAGGACCAACAGCCCAAAAGGGAAGGATGGTCTCCGGTCCGGCATCGTGATCTTCAATGAGATCCACCAGTACCAGAACTATGACAACATCAATGTGTTCACCACTGGCCTGGGCAAGAAGAAACATCCACGGAGATCTTACTACACCACCAATGGAGATGTGAGGGAAGGTCCGCTGGATGATCTCCTGGCTGACTCAGAGGATATCCTCCGATCCGGAGCGGATGACAATGGCCTGCTGCCATTCATCTGCAAGCTGGATGACAAAGAGGAAGTCCACGATGAAGCCAACTGGTCAAAGGCCAATCCATCACTGCCGTATCTGCCAGATCTGCTGCTGGAGATCCGGAAGGAATACAAGGAATGGAAGAAAAATCCGGACCGGCTGCCGGCATTCATGAGCAAACGGATGAACCTGCCGGAGTCAGCGAAGGAGTCAGCCGTGGCAGACTGGGAGTCAATAGCTGCCACCAATCAGGAGATCCCGGATCTCAAAGGGTGGAGCTGCACTGTGGGCATTGACTACATGAAGACCACGGACTGGGCTGCCGTCAATTTCCATTTCAAGAATGGGAATGACAGGTATGACATCAATAGAGCATGGATCTGCTCTGCATCCAGAGATATTCCACGGATCAAGGCACCATGGAGAGACTGGGTGAAGGATGGGCTTCTCACCTATGTAGATGATGTGGAGATCCATCCTTCACTGATTGCCAACTACATCTTTGAGATGGGCAAGATCTACAACATCAGCATGGTGGCCATTGACTCATACCGGTATGCACTGCTGTCAGATGCTCTGGCCAGAGTGGGGATCAGTAAGGATCACGGCAATCTGATGTTGGTGAAGCAGACCGACATCATCAAAGTGGTGCCGGTGATTGATCACTGCTTCCTCAACCGGTACTTCCACTGGGGAAACAATCCGGTGCTCCGGTGGGCAACCAACAACACGAAGACAATTAGATATGGCAGAGACGTGGGAGCTGATAAAGGCTCCTTTGTTTATGCAAAGATTGAAGCGAAGAGCAGAAAGACGGATCCATTCATGGCTCTGGTGGCCAGCATGGTGGCAGAGTCCCATATTAAGGAACGTCCGAAGCTGACAAAGATCAATGTTATAGCATTCTAAGGAGGTGATTGTGAATGGCATGGATCAGTGACTTCCTGGAAAAGCTATTTCCTGTGAAGCAGAAAGTGGGAGGAGATCCTTCCGCTGTGGTAATTGATATTCCGGCTGAGCTGTACTACAAGGAGCTGGCCATCTATACAGCATCATCTCTGATCAGCAATGCAATCAGCAGATCTGAGATGAGGACCTTTGAAGCCGGTCTTCCGGTGAAGAAGAATGACTACTATCTTCTGAACGTCTCACCGAACAGGAATGAGACATCCTCAGTCTTCTGGCACAAGGTGATCAACAGAGTCATCCGTGACGGTGAAGCTCTGGTGGTGGAAGCCGGTGGCTACATCTACTGTGCTGACTCCTATGTCCGGGCTTCTGAGCGTCCGATCCTGGGAGACATCTATGAAGGTGTGACCGTGGGTAACTTCTCATTCAATAAGCAGTTCAGTCAGAATGACAGCTACATGTTCCGGCTGGACAACATCAATGTGAAGGTGCTCATTGATGGGATGTATGACCAGTATGGAAAGATCCTGTCTGCAGCTGCTAAGTCTCTGAAGCAGTCCAATGGCCAGAAGTACAAGCTCCACATTGACGGTGTGAAGGCCGGAGATGAGGAGTTCAACAAAGAGTTTGAGGAGTACATCAAGAAGCAGCTGAAGACTTATATGGAGTCAGAGAATGCAGTCTATCCGGAGTTTGACGGATACAAGCTGGAAGCGGATCCGATCTACAGCAATGGATCCGGATCAGCTGCAGACTTTGTGGAGCTGAAGAAGGAGCTCTTCTCTTCCGTGGCCGGTGCCTTCCATATTCCGGAGAGCATGATGACCGGCAACATCACCAACATGGCTGACATTGTGGGATCCTTCCTCACCTTTGGTGTGGATCCGTATGCAGACATGATCACGGAAGCTCTGAATAAGAGAGCCGGCATTGACAACTACATGACCGGCAACTACTACCAGGTGGACACCAGCAAGATCCTGCACAGGGATATCTTTGATGTGGCTGCTGATGTGTCCAATCTTATTTCATCGGGTGTCAAGTGCATTGATGAGGTCAGGGAGATGCTGGGTGATGCACCACTCAACACTGACTGGTCCCGGAAGCACTTTATCACTAAAAACTTTGAAGAGATCGAAAGATTTCTATCATCAGCGGAAGGAGGTGAATGACGGTGAGAAGGCAAAAGTTTTATCAGATCACGGTGAGCAGTGAAAACCGTGTGGCTGACATCATCATCTATGGTGACATCACCAGCTTTGCAACGGATCTGACAAGGTGGTATGGAGACGATGAGAACATTGCTGAAGTGGCTTCCAGGCAGATCATCAAAGAGATCAATGATCTGGATGTGGACACGATCAATGTTTACATCAATTCCTATGGTGGTGAAGTGGCTGAAGCTCTTGCTATCTACTCTGCTCTGAAACGTCATTCGGCATCCGTGCACACATTCTGTGATGGTTTTGCCTGCTCTGCAGCCACCATCATCTTCTGTGCAGGTGATGTCCGAACGATGGGAAGCATAGCTCTCATGATGATCCACAACTGTATGAGCTATCTGGGTTATGCCAACAGCAATGAGATGCGGAAGGCAGCAGAGGACAATGACAAGATCAATCAGTCCAGTATTGAAGCCTACAAGCTGGTATCCAACCTGTCAGAGGAGGAGATCCGGCGAATGATGGACAATGCCACATGGCTGACGGCACAGGAGTGCCTGGAGTACGGCTTTGCCACAGAGGTGGCAGATATGGAAGAGGATGATGCTGAAGTGCAGCAGTCTGCATTTGGCATGATCAGACAGGCTATCTTGAATAGTCAGTGGCAGGTGGATCTCAGTCCCATCATGCAGAAGCTGACAAAGCTCCAGGAGCAGATTGAAGCTCTGCAGAAGGAAGACGATGATCAGGATCCGGATGAAGATGATCCGGACAATGATGATCCTGATGATCCGGAAGAGGATCCGGATGATGAGGATGATGACAAAGGTAACACGAAGGAAAAGGCAAAGAGATTTTTCAATTTCATGTTTTCATAAAGGAGGAAAACGAAGATGCTTAAACAGAATTCTATGATCACAGATGCAGCTGCTGCTCTGCAGGCTGCCTTCAATGCTGAAGACTCCACTCCGGAAGTCATCCAGGCTGCCTTTGATAAGTTTGGCCAGGCCATTGCTGCCACTGTTCAGGCTGACTTTGAGTCTGCCAATGGTGACAGAAATATCCTGGCTCAGCGTGGCTTCCGTCAGCTGACTGCTCCGGAGCAGAAGTACTATGAGCAGATCATCAAAGCCGGCAAGGCCAGCAATCCGAAACAGGCTTATGAAGGTCTCCTGGATGATAAGGTCATGCCCATGACCGTCATTGAGGATGTCTACAAGGATCTGGTGCAGGAGCATCCGCTGCTGGCAAAGATCAATTTCCAGAGCGTGGCATATCTCACCAGATGGATCCTGAATGACCACACTGTCCAGACTGCAGTCTGGGGTGAGATCAACTCCCAGATCACTCAGCAGATCACTTCTGCCTTCAGGACTGTGGAGATCACTCAGTGCAAGCTGTCTGCATATGCCGTCATTGAGAAGGATATGCTGGATCTGGGTCCGGTCTTCCTGGACAACTACATCCGGACCTTCCTGAAGGAAGCTCTGGCCACTGCTCTGGAGAATGCCATTGCATCCGGATCCGGCCACAATCAGCCGATCGGTCTTGACCGTGACATCCATCAGGGTGTTTCCGTCAGCTCCTCCACCGGCTATCCTCAGAAGACTGCTGTGGAGCTCACTTCCTTCATGCCGAAGGAGTACGGTGCAGTTCTGGCTCAGCTGGCTGAGACTGAGGTGTGGTACACCAACAACACCACCGGAGCCATCACTCCGGCATCCACTGCTGCCAATGCGGACGGCTCTGCTAAGTCCGGCTACACTAAGCACGGTGGCAATGTGAGATCCTTTGATCAGGTCACTCTGATCTGCAACCAGAAGGATTATCTCAGCAAGATCATGCCGGCCACCACGGTGCTCAATGCTGCAGGTGCCTTCACCAACAACATCTTCCCCTTCCCGACAGAGGTAATCCGCTGCAATGCCGTTGCAACCGGAGAAGCTATCCTCTGCCTGCCGGAGGAGTATTTCTTTGGTATTGGTACCAGCAAGGACGGCACTCTGGAGTTCTCCGATGAATACCGGTTCCTGGAGGATCAGAGGGTCTTCAAGATCAAGATGCATGGTATGGGCAAGGCATGGGATAACACCGTGGCCATCCTTCTGGATATCAGCAATCTGGAGGAAGCCTATGTCTACATCAAAGCTGCAGATGTCAATGTAAGCCAGGGCTAAGAGGGGAGTGATCGGTCATGCTGGATAGAGAACATCTTCCACAGTCCTATGTGGATCAGGTGAAGCGTCATCTGAATATCACATGGACCGATGAAGACACGAATGCCAAAGTGATCGACATGATGCTGGATGCAGAGATAGCACTCAATCATAAGCTGGGAGCTGAAGTCAACTACTTCACTCCCGGCCCTGAGAGAAGGCTGTATCTGAACTATCTGCTGTATGCTTACAATGACTGTCTGAATGAATTTGATGCTGCATACCGTGCTGAGATCCTGCAGATCCGGCACCGGTACGAAGTGAAAGGAGCTGCTGCCGATGATACCACAGAGGAGTAGATTTTCCACCTTTGGAGATGGAGTGCTCTGGGTGTGTAATCCGGAAGAAGCAGCCAGTGACTTTGGTGCTGTGAAGAACACCACCAAAAAGGAGGAGCTGAAGAGGATCCAGAAGCTGAACTATAAGGAGATGTCAAAGCGTGATCAGGATCTGGACTTTGCCGAAAGCCAGGGACGGACTCTGAGCCTGAAGGTCAAGTGCAGACTCTGGCCAAAGGTCAACAAGCTGCATCAGATCCTGATAGGGAAGGTCCTCTACAGCATCATCAACCTGGATGAGGACAGGGCAAGCCAGGAAATGTATCTGTATCTGGAGGAGGTGAGGAAGCTGTCATGAGTAGCGTACTGAACAGGATCCGTGACACACTGAACGGCCTGAAGGACGGAGATGTCAAGATGGAGGGAGTGTGGTATGGAGCCTGCAGAGAGAAGCAGCTGGACAACTGGAATTATTTTGTGTTCAACCGGTGGAAGACCACGAAGAATAACCAGTCCAGGGCAGACTTCCAGACCTTCTATCAGGTGCATGTGGTCCATGAGGACTACATCCCGGAAGGCTACATTGAGACGGTGATCAAAGCACTGGAGGAGCAGGCCGGTCCCGGCACGAAGCTCAAGGCTACAGCGGATGACATCCCATACAACTACATCTTCAAGGGGAACACCAACATGGTGGTGGAGATTGCCACCATCACAGTCTTCCATCCTGAAAAGAGGTGCTGAGTATGGCATCATTCACTATGGACTATTCTGAGATTGATACTCTGAGCACGGCCATGGAGAATTATGGCCAGGGTGCTCTGGGCAAGATCAATGATGTGCTGCATGGTGAGGGTGGTGAGAAGATCAAGGAAGCCATCCAGCTTCTCATTCCGTCATCCGGAAGGACGTGGAAGGGGAAGAAGGCTCCGGCCAGCGTGGCCAACTCACTGCAGCAGGTAAACAATGAGATGCTGGCCGTGACCATTAAGTCACGGACGGCTTATAACTATCTGTATTTCCCGGATGACGGATCCAACACACTGCATCATGCTGGTGGTCAGCACTTCTTCCAGACTGGAGCTGAAGACACTGCTGATCAGATCATTGACCTTTGTGTTGGTAAGCTGACGGAAGAATTTGGAGGTTAAAACATGACTAAAGGAGTATTTTCTGAATTTGAAGTCCAGGAACAGCACATCAAAGTGGCTGGCCAGGATACCTATGTTGACATGAACTGTGTCGGATCCTCTGAAGAGGAGCTGGAGGTCAAGGTCATCACGAAGAACTGCCGTGGTGTCAAGGCCAAAGAAAAGGTCAAGGGCACCGGTGCCGGCACTCTTACTGAGTCTCTGCATGTTCCCTATGAAGTGTACAACATGATCTATGACATGATCCATGAGGATGATCTTCTGGAAGGTGTCGTGGGTTATGGCCAGAAGAGCACACATCCGGAATTCTCTCTGACTCAGAAGGTCCTGGATGAGGATGATGTGGTCAAGCTGAAAGCATATCCCAGATGTATTCTGGAGTCCGGTCCTCACAGACCGGTGGAGAATGGAGCTGAAGAAGTTCCGGAGCTGGAGCTCACCATCTCCCTTCTGCCGGATGACTATGGCTACTGCATGTATGAAGCTCTGGTTTCTGCTGTGGACTCCACGGTGGCAACCAACTGGCTGACGGCCTTCACTCCGGCTATGGTGAGACCGTCTGCATCCTCTTCTGATGAGGAAGTGGAGCCGGAGCCGGAAGCAACTGAGGGCTGATAAACATCTTGATCATGATCATGGGATGTCTGTATGAAAGCAGGCATCCCTATTATTTTGGAGGAATCTATGAGAATCTATGAAATCACTATGGATGAACGTGAACCGGCTAAGCTGACTCTCAATCTGGGAGCCCTGGCAGATCTGAGTGTGAATGAGCATGACCTGTGGGTCCGGTACAACACACTCTATAAGAAGATCCAGAAGAATGAGACTCCGGATGAGCTGGAGATGGGTGAGCTGATCTACATTGCCTATAGATGTGCAGCTCTTCACTCTGACGGTCCTGTGATGACCATGCAGGAGTTCCTGACGGCCCTCACAGATGACCGTGAGGAGATTGCCAATGTCTTCCAGAAGCTCTATGGAGTCCAGGAAAAAAAACCGGATTTCCCGAAGCATTCAAGAAAGCAGCAAAGAAGATAGATGGCCCATCAGTCCGGCCACCTAAATTCACATTAGATGAAATTGAGGACTACTACACGTATTATGTGCTGATCCTGAAGATCCCGGACAGCGTATTCTGGGACAATGATCTCCGGTTCCTGGACCGGGTGGCAGAGGACAAGGTGGCCTATGATACGTGGCTAAGATATGCCATAAGGAAGGAGGGAGAACGTAGACGTGGCAAGTAATAATGAAGCTAAGATAAAATTTACTGCCGAAACTTCCGACTTTACCCAGGCTATCAGTGACGCTAACCGGGAGATGTCCAGCCTGAAGGCTGAGATGAAACTGGCTGATGCCACCTTTAAGAACACCGGAGACTCTGCAGAGTACCAGCAGCAGAAGCTGGATCTCCTGCAGCAGGCCCTGGAAGCCAACCATGAGAAGCAGGAAGCTCTGACCGGAAAGCTGGAAGCTGCCAAAGAGATCTATGGTGAGGACTCCAAAGAGGTCCAGACACTGGAGAAGCAGCTGACCAATGCCAAAACGGAAGAGCAGAACCTGCTCAACCAGGTCAATGATACCAACGGTGGACTGGATCAGCAGAAGGAGTCTGCAGAAGATGCCGGCACTGCCGTGGATGATATGGCCAGTATTCTGGTCAATGCGGAAGTGGCCGGCAAGGTCAAAGAGATAGCTGAAGCTGCTCTGGAAATGGCTCAGAATTTTGATGAAGCCAAAGCTGCCATTGTGGAGGGGACCGGAGCATCCGGAGAAAATCTGCAAGGTCTGCAGCAGGCAGCACAGGATGCCTTTGGTGAGATCGCTGACGCTGACTCTGATCTGAGCACGGTATCCGGCACTCTGGCAGAGCTTAACACACGTTTTGGTCTGACCGGCAAGGATGCCACGGATATGACCGTCAAGATGTCAAAGTTTGCGAAAGCAACCGGCACGGACGGCACAAAGGCCGTGGACTCCATGGCCGACATCATGCACAGGTGGAACCTGGATCTGGATGACGCTGACGGCCTGCTGGATGACCTGACAACGGCCAACCAGTCATGTCAGCTGTCCGTGGATGACCTGTCAAAGTATCTGGCCGGCAACAGCACACAATTCCAGGAGCTGGGATACAGCACAGATGAAGCTCTGGCCATGCTGATCTCACTCTCTGACGGTGGTGCAGATGTTGGCACAGTCATGTCCGGTCTCACAAAGGGTGTGGCCAATCTGTCTGACACTACAGATGATGTGCCGGGAACCTTCCGGAAGGCCATTGATGCCATCGGAAAATGTGACAATGTATCTGAAGCTCTGCAGACTCAGGTGGGTGACACCGGCAAGACGGTAGAGCAGATCTTTGGTAAGAAGGCAGCACAGGAACTGGCCACCAACATCCAGAATGGCAGCTTTGCCATTGAAGACTGGACGGCCATCCTGGGAGAAAATGACGGAGCACTGGAGACCACCAGTGAAGGAGTCACCACCATGAAGGATGCCTGGACTCAGGCAACCAACAATGTGAGCATGGCTCTGGGTGCCACGATGGCTCCGGCCATCTCCAATGTGGTGAAGAAGGTCTCTGAGGTGATCACGAAGGTGGCACAGGTGGTGCAGAAGTCTCCTGTCCTGCAGGCCGTCATCATCGGTGTGGCCACTGCTCTGGGTGTACTGGGTGCAGCTCTGGCCATCAGCTCTGTGATCACAGCCGTGACAAAAGCATTCAGTCTGCTGAACACTACACTGCTGACCAATCCTATCTTCCTGGTGGTCACTGCCATAGCAGCTCTGGCTGCCGGTCTGGTGTATGCCTATAAGCACTCAGAGAAGTTCCGGAACATTGTGAATAAGGCTTTTAATGCCGTCAAGAAGGTGGTGCTGCCGGTCCTGGAAGCCATCAGAGACTTTGCTGTGAAAGCATTCCAGGCTATCAAGGATAAGGTCTCTAAGGTGATGCCACAGATCAAAGATGTGATCTCCAAAGTCTGGAACACCATCAAGACTGTGGTCAGTACGGTGGCCAATGCCATCAAGACTGTGGTCTCCACAGTGTTCAATGCCGTGAAGAGCTTTGTCCAGAAGAACCAGAACACCATCAAAACGATCATCAGCACGGTGTGGAATGCCATCAAGAACGTGGTCACAACCTACATCAATGCTGTGAAGACGGTGATCACAACAGTCTGGAATACCATTAAGAAGACCGTGACAACGGTGGTCACGTCCATCAAGACGGTGATCAGCAGCATATTCGGAGCCATAAAGGCACTTTTGAAGGGTGATATGGCAGCGGTCAAGCAGAACCTGACCAATGCATGGAATGCCATCAAAACAGCCATCAGTGCGGTGGTGAGCGGTATCAAGACGATCATCAGCACATACTTCAATGCCATGAAGGCTGTGATCAGCTCCATCATGTCCGGCATCAGGTCCGTGATCAGTGCTGTCTGGAATGCCATCAAGGGCAATGTCTCAGCAGTTCTAAGTGGTATCAAGAGTGTGGTGACAACTGCATGGAACGGTATTAAGACGGCCATTTCCACTGCCATGAGCAGCATCAAGACGGCCATCTCTACTGCCTGGAGCACCATCAAGACCACGATCAGCACGGCCCTGTCTGGGATTAAGACTGCAGTGTCAACAGCCTGGTCAACGATTAAGACCAGCATCAGCACGGCTCTGTCCAACATTAAGAGCACGGTCAGCACCGGCTTCAGTAATGTGAAGACCACGATCAGCACGGCATGGAGCAATGTGAAGACCAACACCAGCACGGCATGGAGTAACATCAAGACCAGTGTCAGCACCGGTATCTCCGGAGCTAAGACGGCCATTTCCACTGCTGTGAGCGGTATCAAGACCACCATGAGCGGTGCCTGGAGCTCCATTAAGAGCACAGCATCCAGTGCATGGAGTGGCATTAAGAGTGCCATGACAAGTCCGATCACAACGGCAAAGAGCACCATCTCAGGGATCCTGAGTAAGATCAAAGGGCTCTTCCCTCTTTCCATCGGAAAGGTGTTCTCCGGGATTAAACTACCACACTTCAGTGTGTCTGGTGGATCTCCTCCATTCGGAATTCTGGGAAAAGGTTCATTGCCGTCATGGTCAGTGTCATGGTACGCAAAAGGTGCCGTCTTCAAGAAGCCTACCATTTTTGGAACTAATATGGGATGGGCTGGAGTGGGTGAAGCTGGCAAGGAAGCGGTGGCTCCTATTGATACTCTGAAGCAGTACGTGGAGGAAGCTGTGGAAGCCGGCAGCACAACCATTGATTATGATCATCTGGCTGACAAAGTAGCTGCTGCATGTGCACGGATGAACATTAGTATCAATCTTGACAACAGAACACTTGGAAGAGTGGTGAGGGAGATGGTGTGATGAATTTATACTATGAAGGGTCAGACGGTACCATCATAGACTTCATGTCTGGTCCGCTGGCTGCACAAGAGCCTGAGTCTCTTGCTTCCAGTAAATGGTCATACAGCACGATCTCCGGAGTCAACGGTCTGGGCAAGGTGAAGCGGTTTTTCAAGAACACTGAGGAAGCAAAGCTGAAGGTGATGGTCCTGGCAGATGATGCAGAGGAGTTCAACTCTGTTATGTATCGGATGCACAGGACCTTTGACAGGGATGTCCGGCAGATGAAGCCAGGGAAGCTCTGGTGGAATGGCTTTTACAAGGAAGTCTTTGCTGTGGAGACAGAAAACGGATCCTTTGAGGAGCTGATGGAGTCCGTGGAGCGGACCATCACCTTCCTCTCAGTGTATCCGTACTGGATCCGGAAGAGCACCTTCCAGTATCTGAGCTATACCGGAGTGACCGGCACTCTGGATTATCCTTTGGATTATGGCTTTGACTATGATCAGTCTGAATTCATTGAGACGATCACCAATGACTGCATTGACGCTGCCAACTTTGAGATCATCTTCCATGGTCCATGCATTGATCCGGATGTCACGGTGGGAGAGCACACCTATGCTCTCTATGTGACTCTGAATGATGGTGAATATGCGGTCATAGACTCAAAGACAAAGAAGATCACTAAGTATTCCATCACTGGTGAAGCAGAGAATGTCTTCTACTTGCGTGATAAGGAAAACTATATTTTTGAAAAGATCCCGGAGGGCAACACCACCATCCTGAGATCTAAGGATCTGGGTGTGGATATCTCCATCTTTGATGAAAGGGGTGAGCCTGATTGGATCTAATCTATGCAGATGACCAGAGGGTGGACATCGGAGTCATGATGGCCTACACACTGGACATGGCCTATGGTGCTGATGAGAATGACTTTGAATGCACCATTGACAGGGATGCTCACTGCTGTGAAAAAGGCTACTACTTGTATGTTGAGGGTGAGGAGTATGGTGGCATCATTGACCGGATCCGGGTGAATACTGAGAAGGATGAGATCATCTACAAGGGCCGGACGTGGCACGGAGTGCTGGAAGGCAAGGTGATCTGTCCGGATCCTGGACTGGATTATCTGGTGCTGGATGGTGAAGCCAATGATCTCCTGCAGGAGATCATTGACCGGATCGGTCTCTCAGATCTCTTTGTGGCATCCTCTGAGGACTCCGGTATCAACATTGTGAGCTATGAAATGAACCGGTACATCAAGGGATATACCGGCATCAAGAAAATGCTGAAGGAGTTTGGAGGTAAGCTCCGGATCCGCTGGGTGGATGGCATGGTGGAGCTCTCAGCTCTGCCTATTGTGGACTATTCACAAGATGAGGAGTTTGATACATCACAGGTGGACTTCACGGTGGAAAAGGACTTCCTGCCGGTGAACCACATAATCTGTCTGGGACAGGGTGATCTGGCAGACAGAGCAGTGATCCACATCTTCACTGATGAGAACGGTGGTGTGCAGCCATATGCCACTGTAGATGAACCGGTGCAGGACTCTGACTATATTCTGGATGAGTCCAACAGGGTGATGGAAGGATCTGATGAGGTGGTGGAGGTTCTGGATTATCCGGGAGCTGAGATCACCACCAACTATGTGCTGTTGACTGCAGCTCCTTCAGATTGGGCTAAGAATTGTGAAGCCTACTACTATCAGGACGGTGACAGCTACAGATCCGTGGAGCTGCAGGATGTGGGTTATGTCCTGCAGAAGTCAGCTCCTTCAGACTGGGCTGTCAACTATTCAAAGTACTACCAGAGGAGCGGTGATACCTACTCACCGGTGTCCGGCACTACTGTGTACACGGCACTGAGCACGAAACCATCCGACTGGGCCACGAAGTATGAGAACTACTTCAAGAAAAGCGGAAGCTCTTATAATGCGGTCCAGGGAGTGACCACTGAGAGGTACGTGAAGCAGAATAAGCAGCCAAAGGACTGGACTAAGAACTATGGCAATTATTACTTCTTCTATTCTGACGGTGTTGTCAGTGAATACCGACAAGTGGACGGTGTTTCCTATTACCAGTACAAGCTGCAGACCAGGAAGCCAACGGACTGGGCCACTGAGTATGGATCCTACTTCCGGAAGGCCACGGCCAAAGAGCTGAAGAAGAAGCCAAAGGTCAAATACTATGAGGTGGAGCTGACAAAGGCTAAGAAGGTGCCGGCATGGAAAGCACGGAAGTACTACACCAGATACACGCTGTACAAGGCTCCGGCATGGAAGGCCGTCAGCAGATACACGTATGAGAAGACCGTGGCAGCTCCTGCATGGGCATCCGGTACCTATTACCGGAAGGATGACAGTGCAGCTCCCACATGGGCAGCCAATAAGTATTATTCAGAGACGGATGAGAAAGTGGCTCCTAAGTGGGTGACACGGAAGTACTTCCGGCAGGTCTTTGACCGGTATGCAGTGATGGTCAGGGAAGCTCTGATCCGGCTGGAGGAAGCACATCAGGCTGATTACCTGGGCATCAATCTGGAGGAAACTGAGCAGACCTATGATGTTGGTGATCTGGTGGGAAGTACTGAGCAGAAAACTGGTATCAGTGCCACTCAGGAAGTGGTGAAGAAGATCATCAAGATAGACAATGATGATATCACAATATCTTATGAGGTGAACTAATATGGCAGAACATTTGATCACAGGGTATGCAGGTGTTGGCCACGTCACTTCTGCAGATGCCGGACTCTTCAATGCCGGTGTTTGTGGATCCGGCAGATATGTGCTGGAGAGCACTGGCCAGTTTCCATACACTCTGGAAAGTAACAATTTAATTAGAATTGGCAGCGGTGATCTGGTGGATCAGGGACGGCACATCACCATAGCTCCGAACACTGACGTGGCTCTGAGCATTGATAATGGATCCCAGGGAAGGACCAGAATTGACGTGGTGGCCATGCGTTACCAGAAGAACACGTCCACCGGAGTGGAGTCCGCTGCACTGGTGCTCCTGAAGGGCACTGAGGTGGCATCCGGATCCACACCGACTCCGGCAGCCGTCACTCAGGGGAACATCTTCAATGGTGCTGCCATTGATGACACTCCTCTGTATCAGATCCGGATTGACAATCTGCAGGTGACCAGTGTGACCAAAGTCTTCACGCTGATGCCACCTATCATGAACATGCTCAACAAGGTGTATCCGGTAGGAGCCATCTATATGAGCGTGAATAACACCAATCCTGCCACACTCTTTGGTGGGACGTGGGAAGAGATCCAGGGAAAGTTCCTTCTGGGAAGAAGCACGGCACATGCTGCCGGCACCACCGGAGGAGAAGAGACTCATACACTGACATCCAATGAGATGCCGGCACACACTCACAATGGTCCTTCTCATACTCATACCGGTCCTTCTCATACTCATACCGGTCCTTCTCATACTCATACCATTGCCAGCCACACTCACACGGCTACCACGGCCAGTGCCGGTGGGCACTCCCACAAGATGAACCGTGCAAAGCTGGCAGCAACCGGTACAGCAAGATATGCCATTCAGGATGCTTCCAAAAATCCTGATAGCACTTATAAGAATTCCCAGTCTGCCGGAGCTCATACGCACACGGTGACGGTAAAAGGATCCGGCCAGCTGACCACAGCTGCATCCGGAACAGGTGTGACCGGGGCTTCCGGCACCGGCAACACTGGAGCATCCGGCACAGGAGCCACCAGCAGCACCGGTGGAGGAGCTGCACACAACAATATGCCACCGTATCTGGCAGTGTATATGTGGAAGAGAACGGCATAAGGAGGTGAGAGCATGAGTATGGAATATGAATGGGTAGACGGCTATGAAAATGGCATATACACGGATGACATGATCTTTGAGGTGGACAAGGACACTAAGCAGCTGCAGGTGATCACCAATCAGGTCATGGTGTCCGGTGAGAATAAGTCTCAGTTTATCCGTTTTCAGATGCCCAGATACTATGACGGCATTGATCTGTCCACTAAGAACATCCAGATCATCTACATCACGGAGTCTGGCTACTCAGACATCAATACTGCCATCTGTGTAGAGAGGAATGATGAAAGTCTCCGGTTTGGCTGGCTGGTGCCGGCTGCAGCATCCTATGATGTTGGCACTCTGTCCTTTGGGATTGAGTTTGTCGGTGATGATTACGTCCTGAAGACCAGGGTGGTGGATGTTGAGGTCTTTGATGGCCTGAACGGTGGTGAGATTATTCCGGAGCCGGAGGAAAAGACCTGGTACATTGAGCTGCAGCAGCGGTGTGATTATGTGCTGAACCAGGCCAATGCTGCAAAGGAAGCAGCTGCCGGATCCGCAACGAATGCAGCCGGATCAGAAGGAAATGCTCTGAACTACATGACCAGAGCAGAGACCGCTGCCACTGGTGCAGAGTCTTCTGAGACCAATGCTGCAGCATCAGAAGCAGCTGCTCAGACTTATGCAGAGCAGGCAGCTGCCGTCTTCCAGGTGGCAGGCACTGCATCTTTTGTCATTGGATCTGACAACGGTGTAACTATGATCTTTACAAAGGAGGATTGATGAATGAGTACTTTTGAAGTGGATCTTGTAAAGGACTCCACCATGCAGAACATAGCAGCCATTCTGGCAGCACAGGGAGCCGGACAGGGCTCTCATGGTCTGCAGGTCAAGTCCTACGATGATGTGCTGAGCATCGTCAGACTGGGACTGGCTCCACAGATCTTCAGTGTCGGTGATGTGATTGAGGTGGGCCGTGAGACAAAGGTCCAGGCATCTCTGGGAGAGCATACCGGCATCACGGCTGTGTCCGTGGATGAAGATAAGTTTGTGGCTGCCATGGATGAAGCAGGTGAGAAGGAGTATGAGATCATCTTTGACGGCTCTGCCTGGAAGTATGGAGATCTTCCCATCATCCTGGCAGACTATGGTCTCAGCGTGACCGGTACTGCAGCTGCAGGTGACACCATCATTGTGGTGGAGACTGCATCCACCATCAACATGGTGGTCATGGACTACATCACGGACGGCCAGACCAGCAAAGGAAACATCAAGCTGCATGACAAGACCAAAAAGCACGGCCTGATCCTGCAGTCTGAGAAGCTGCTGTACTATCTGCAGCATGACAACACTGAAGCATTTTATTATGCTGCTGCTGAGCTTCCTGCAGGTACTTACCATGTAACGCTGGGAGACAATTATGACGTGGCCAACGGTGGAGGTGCTACTTACCAGTTTACGCTGACAAAAGCAGTGCCGGCAGGTGGTCAGATCGTATGGCCGTGGGCCTACAATCAGCAGGCAGCTAATGCAAAGATCAGCACATATGCATCCGGAGCAGACACCACTGCCATTGAGTCTGGTGTGGTGGTCACTGCCGGCACTGGTGGAACTGATTTGGGCACTGTTCTCATTGCCGTCCAGGAAAGTGCAGGACTCAACAGTCTTCACAGAATGAGATATGGATCCAACAGATGGAGCACATCTGCTATGAGACAGCATCTCAATTCTGCAAAGGCTGCCGGATCTGTTTGGACACCACAGTCTCACTGGGACAGACCACCTTCATGGGTGGCCAACACGGCAGGCTTCATGCACGGTCTGGATCCTGAGTTCATTAAGATCTGTGCTGACGTGGAGCTGCTGACTGCTCTGAGCACTGTTGCTGGTGATACCACTGCAGCGGAAGGCTCTGCCGGCACCGGCTATGAGACCACCGTGGACAAGTTCTTCCTGCCGTCAAGGCCGGAGGTCTTTGGTGGATCTGACAACGCTTCTGACAAGGGTGATGCATGGCAGTACTATGCAGCCAACAGTGATGTCCCTGGTGGAGCCAGCAATGCCAATGCTGACAGCAACCGGATCAAGGTCAATGCATCAGGGACACCTTATTACTGGTGGCTCCGGTCTCCGTACGTTGGGTACGGT